TATGAATATCATTAATGGGTATTTTATATATAGATTTCATAAGTTTATCTATTGGTAATTTTTTATTATTATTATTATAAATATTTATAAATGTATCAATAATCTTAGGAAATGAATAAGTATCATCTATTATTGTATCAAGATTTAATACAAAGTAATTAGTTTCTTTATCAATATATGATTCAACAAATGATTTAAATTCAATACCTTTATATGTTTCTTGTTGTTTTATTAATGTTTCATAATAATTTTTTTTAATATCAGTATGATTTGTTGTATTAATAGTATCAAATGGAAATTTTGTAAATAGTATGTTATGCCAGAAAAGTTTAATACTATTTAAAATATTATCGATATTAATAGTTTTTTCAAATGATTGAATTTCTTTAACATATTTATAAATATTATCAAATAATATGTTAACTTTTGTTAAATCTTGTTCTTTTTTAAGAATAATTTCTTCAATAATATTAACTTTATTTAATAATATTGTTGAAGAAGTGTCAATACCTTTATTTATTTTATCAATTAAACCAGAATATCCTGTATTTTTTAATCTTTCATCAATATTAATTAAATCTTTAAGAATTTTAACTAATTCATTTATTGATGAGTTAGTTTTTAGTTCTTTCCATTTTATTTTTCCTAATTCATTAATACCCAGTCTATCAATATATTTCTGATCTAACGAATGACCTTCTGTTAATAAACGATATACATAAGTATCTTCAGCGGAATATTTAATAATATCATAGTTAATAATACTTAATTCATTTTTTAGTGTTTTAATAATTTGTTCATACATTTCTTCTAATTCAGGTTCATCCATTTCCAAAATACCATTTTTATTTAATTCCATATTATCGCATTTATTACAAATTACTAATAATTTAATATCTTTGTTATATTTTTTTTTAATATCTAAAATATTATTTTTAATTAAATTTAAAATATCCATCTCGTCGCTTGTATTTAATGCACTTTGAATGTCAATTACAAATAAAATATAATCAAACTTATAAAAATTTTGATTAAGATATTCAAAATAAGTATTTTTTGTTTGACTGTCATTTAAACCGGGAATATCAAAAATAGCGACATTAATATTAGGAGGTAATTTAATAAAATTATTAATTGGTGGCACTTTATAAACTATTTCATAACAATCTTGAATAGTTAAAGCAGTTTTATTTTCTGTTTGTTCAATAATTTTTTTATTAATTTCTTCATTTTGTTTTCTAATTTCTTTTGCATAAGTTTTATTTTTTTGAATTTTTGGATCACATTGATATACTTGTGGAATCATTGTAGTTCTTTTAATTTTCATATCACTATATGTATCACAAAATAATGAATTTAACAATGTAGATTTACCAGAAGATACACAACCAATAATTCCAAAATTTATAGTTGGTTGTATAATATTAAAAGCATTTGTTGGTGTTGTCATTGTGTTTTTATACTTAATATATAATATTATTTATTTTAATAATAAAAGTATCAATTTTTTACATTATATAATTATTGTAATTTTTATATAAACATTGTGTACTGTAAATGTAAATAGGTATTTTAGGTATTTTAATTATTGATTGAAATTTATATTTACTAATATCATATTCATTGTTTTTTAAACATATTAGAATATCTTTATTAGAAAAAAAACCAATATTTTGCATATCTTTAATAAAAGTTATAAAATCAAAATCAATATCTAATATTCTACTTTCACAAAAAAATTCTAATGATTTTGTTTTCAAATCAATATATTTAAAATCATAAATATAGTTAGTATTTTCTATTAATTCTTTTAAGTTGTTATTAATGTTTATAGAAATTTCTTTATTATTATAACATAGCTCGTCTTTTGACGTCCATTCTATTTTAATTTTATAATTATCTTTAATAGGTATTTTAGTTTCTGATTGAAAATTATATTTAAAAATTATTTCTTCTGATTTATTATTGTTTATTTTTATTAAATTTATGGTATTAGATTCACTAGAACTAAAACCAAAATATTTCATACGTTTAATAAAAATTTGAAAATTATCCTCTGATATTTCAATACTACGTTTACACATAAATTCTAATGATGATTTTGTTGTAAAACTTTCAAAATCAAACGCAGATATTTCATTACCACATTTACATATAAAATTTAATGGTTTTTTTGTAACATTTAATAATTGTTTCTGTAATAATGCTTTTTTAATAGTAGTAGTATTATTTATTATTTTTTTATGTAATATTAATGCTTTTTCAATAATGGTATTATCTATTAATTTTTTTAAATTTTGTTTGTTAGGATTTTTTTTAGAAATTTCTTCATTATTATAAAATAATAGATGGTTAGTAGAAATGTCTTCATTATTACAAAATAAATGTTTATTAGAACTGTCTTCGTTATTATAACATAGAATGTCTTCTGTTTTACACAATATTTTAATTTTATAATTATACATAATATTAATTATAAAATTTGTGTCTTTAAACAATTATTCAAGTAAAAATTTTTTATATAATAAATATATAATATATAATATATTAAATGTTATGGAGTACTATTTTAACCAATTGGGAAAAAGGTATTATTTTAAAATATCCAAAAAATATAAAAGGTAAATTTCAATGGAATACAAGTGTATTAAAAAATGATGGCAATGTACCATTCAAACAAAAATTTAGAACTCACGAACAACTACCAGAAATTGAAAATAAAAAAGATTTTCAAGAACATATAAAAAATTCACAAAATGAATATGTTATTTCTTTTCCAAATTTAAGTAAGGATACTATGTTAGTAATTCCAATGCCTGTTAGTGGTAAAAATTATGCTACATTAAAAGATTTTATTGATAATGCACCTGAAATACAACAACAAGAATTTTGGAAACACGTAGCAGAAGTTGCTAAAAAATGTATGAAGAAAAATGGTAAAGTATGGATAAGTGTGAATGGTTTAGGAGTTGCTTATACACACGTAAGAATATCAACTATTCCAAAATATTATTTTGATAATGAACTTAAAAATGAATAAAGATACTTTCAATAAAGCAATAAAAAAAGTGTTAATAGAATGCATTAGGATATACTATTTTTGTAACTTATGATTTGTCTGTGAATTATTAAGAATTATGGAGAAATATTTAACATATTACATATGTTATTATAAATTTTTAAATCTTCATCACCTACTATTTCATTATCTTTAAATTTATTTATATAAGTATTAATAACTTCTTTGAATTTTTTTACTTCTACACTTTTTTTACGATAACTATGTACTATTGATGAAAGTGGTAATTCTTCTGCTTTTGTTTTTATTCTTTCTGTAATTGTCTTTTCTACTTCTGTCTTTTTTATTAGTGGTCTTTCTGTTGTTACTTTTTCTGCTTCTGCTTCTACTTTTTTTATTACTGTCTTTTCTGCTAGCGCTTTTTTTTCTTCTATTTCTGTCTTTTTTATTGGTGGTCTTTCTGTTGCTACTTTTTCGATTACTGTTTTTTCTGCTAGCGCTCTTTTTTCTTCTACTTCTACTTTTTTAACTGGTGTCTTTTCAGCTGGTGTTTTTTCTGCTGGTGTTTTTTCTGCTGGTGTTTTTTCTGCTGGTGTCTTTTCTGCTGGTGTCTTTTTTAGTGCTGTCTTTTCAGCTGCTGCTTTTTCAACTGCTGCTTTTTCAGCCGCTGCTTTTTCAGCCGCTGCTTTTTCAGCCTCTCTTTCCTTGAGTCTAGTAGGAAAAGGAACGTGTGTAATATCAAGACCTGTTTCTTTTATAGTGTTATATTTTCTTTCGGCTGATGCAGTACTTGAATCATATCCGTGTTCTTTTTGCATAAAATCAATTGTTTCTATTACTACATTACACAGTTTATTTTCCTTATTAAGTTTTATAAGTTTATTTACAGTCATTCCCAACTCTTTTCCTATTTTTTTAGAATAAATCTCTAATTCTAAATATACTGAGTTAAATGATCCATTTCTTGATTTACAAAAATACGAACCGTGTTGTCTACCTCGTTTATATAAAAATACTTCTCCCATAGTTAGTAATTCAAATTTATTTTTACAAAACTGTGTTTCTGTTCCTGTTATTGTCATTATTTCTTCTATTTGGTTACATTCTATTAAACATTCAGGATACCAATTTTTATAAGCTTTTAGTTTATTTATTTCTGTTATTTGTTTTATTTCAGACCATGTTGGTTTATTATCTTTAAATTTGCATTGATAATATTTTGTTTTACTTTTTATAATTACTTCCATATGATATTCTTCGTTATTACTGTCATTTTTCTTAGCGTATAGTTTTGTAGTAGTATTAAAAGGTTTACAATATTCATTATCAAATGGTGATATATTACTATCATCAATTATTTGTTCACCATTTAATTTTACAACAATCTTTCTTTTTTTTATAATTTTGCCATATGTCTTTATAATAGCTTCTTTTATATCTTTTTCATTAATTATGATTCCATCAACCATTTCTTCAAGTATAATAGAAGAACCACATGTTAATTTGTGTTCTTCTGTATATTCAGATTGACTTATAATCTTTTCATCATAGTTATATGATTCATTAGCATCTATGATATTTGACATTTTTTCTATGTTAAATACTATCTTAAAATATTCACCACCTGATCTTGTATAAATAGTAATTTTATCAGAGAGAGCAATAAATGCTTCTTTTAAACCGGCACCAAATTCAGAAATAGATTCGTCATCATCATGTGATGGACTATTATAACCATAATTAAATGGATTTTTATCATTGTCTTCTTTGAGATTTTGAAAACCAGTTTGAGTATTATCTGTAATTTGTATTTGTAAAATTTTATTACTTAATGGTTTATATTTGATAATAATGTCAATAGAAGTAGCATTTAATATAGGATAATCTAAAAATTCTCCCATAGCAACAATTATAGTATATCCTTTTTGTCTAGCATGTTTAACTTCAGTTTTAAAATGTTTGGCACCTGGACGTCCTTTTTTTCTTTCTATAGTAGTTGTCATAAATTATAAATTATATTAAAATTAAATAATTTAATAATTTGATTTCAATTTTTCTTATAACAAGAAATATAAGATTCAAAATATCATTTATATAAAAATATTTAGATCCGGATTGTTTTCTTTAATTTGATTTATAATTTCTTCACGACCATTATAAATTGCAAATTTTAATTCTTCTTTTTTAACATCCTTATAATCTTTTTCATTTGATATTTTTTCTAAAAAATTTTGAATATGATTAGAAGTAAATGGTGTTATTTTATCTTTATAATCTTCATAAAAATTTTCAATATCAGCTATTCGATTATCTATAATTGAATCTAACAATTCTATTTTTGATACAGCTATAAATTTTTTACAAGTATCATCATATTTATAAGCTACATTATTTTGTAAATTAGTAATATACATACTTTTATATTGTTTATATTTATTATTAGGATTAACGTGAACCATCTTAACCATTTCAATAACTGAATTAGAATGTTTATTTAATAAACCAATTTTTTCATTTTCAGATAATACTTTATTAAAATCTTCGTAACCAAGTTGAACAATAAAATTATTATTGATAATACCATTATTATTCATATTTAATTGATTATTAATTTTTTGTAATGTTTTAGGATGTATTTTCATTGATTTTTGTATAAGTTCTTTTAATTCTTCAATTTGTTTTTCTAATTTTTCATTTTGTTTTTTTATTTCATAAATTTCAGTTGAATTAATATTAATAGCTAATTTACATTTTTTTTCGTGTTTCCATCTATACATTCTATCACAAAATTGTTTATTACAATATTTACATATGTTATTTGTTTTGATTATTTCATTATTATCTATTTTTTTTTGTAGTGTTTTACTACCACATTTACTACTACATTTTTTTTTATCATTTACTACATCAATACTACAATTTACTACATTATTATTATGGTATTTTTTGATGTGTAACCATCTACTTTTATATGACGCATAAAACTTATTACACACATTGCATCTATACTCTGTTCTATCTTCCATTATTATATATATATTTTAGATTTTATTTGCTTATATATTTTTTTATTTTATTCTATTAAAATAGATATCTATCTTTTTTGAGAGAGAGAGATAGAAAAATAAAAAATGGAGAATTATAAATTATTATATATATTATTTTAATGAATTGTTTTGTAACAATATTAAATAAAATTACAAAATCAAGATTGAATAAAATAATTGTAAATGGTGAATTATTACGCAGACTTACTAAATATGATATTATTTGTTATATGAAAAATGACGTATTATCACAATATTATGAAAAATACATTGGAAAATACTATAAAATTTTATATGTTGATGAATTCAATAAAAGTTTACTTAAATTAAAATATGATAATGTGTGCTATTTTAATAATGTGTTATTAAATAACAATATAATTAATATATTTAATCATCCTAATGCATATATAAATAAAAATTTATTTATATTTAATTCAAAAAATAAATATATAACAATTGAAGATACATTTACAAAACAAAAAAAAACATATAAAAAGGGTACTGAATTAGTTAAATTTTTCATACCAAAATTAAATAAGAAATTTGCGGTTGTAACATTATTAATGTTAGGAGATAATTATTTACCTGGTATTTTATCGATGGCGTATTCAATACAATTAGTCCATCCAGAATTTAGAAAAGAAATAGATTTAGTATGTTTAGTTACACCTGATATTTCTCAAGAAGCTATAAATGATATTATGAAATATTATGATAAAGTGATTAAGATAGATTACATTCAAATCCCTTTTAAAAATATTAGACACTCTAAAGAACATATTCAACAATCATATTCTAAAAGTTTTACAAAATTACATGTATTTAACTTGATACAATATGAAAAAGTAATAATGATAGATGCTGATATGTTAGTTATTAAACCAGACTTTTTCAGTTTATTTTCTCTAGATACACCAGCTGGTTGTTTTTTTGGATGTATGTATCCATTCTTAGATGAAAAAACAACAAATGTTTATAATTCTACGTATGTTAAGGATTTGAAACACGGTCATTTAATTGAAAAAAGATTATATGATATCAATTGTTACGATTTTTCTAAAAAATATAATATATATCAAAACAAAAATATGAATGTTGAATCAAGTATTTTTTTGATAAAACCAAATATTGTTGATTATAATAATTTAAAAAAAATATTATTTAATTCAAAAAAATTTGCATATGGTTGTGAATCAGATTTGATTTCTAAATATTACAAGTATAAATGGCATCATATTGATATTATATTTTTAGCACGTAGAGTTGATCCTAATAAAAATAAAGATGTAGTTGTTTTAGATTTTTATGGTGAAAACGGTAAACCATGGTCAATTGCAAAATATACTGATGATAAACAGTTTAATTATTGGTTAGATAAATATAAAGAATATTATAAAAAAAATTTTAAGAATAATTGTCACCATAAATTAATTCATGATTTATATAATAAATTAAATTAAATTCAATAGCATAAAAATAACTAAAAATCATTTATTTATTATATAATAATGTCTATGTAGATATTTCAGGACGATAACAAAGAATATAGTGATAAAGATAATTAATATTGTAAACATCAAAACTATAATTTAGATACATATAAATATAACAAATTATAACAATATAGAAAGCATTAGAAAAACTATATAGTAGCCATAAATTCATGATCTATATAGTAAATTAAAAAATATTATAATATAATGAGTACCAAACTATGCAAATTAACATATATCAATAAAAAATTAAAACCGATGAAAAATCAAGTAATTATAAGTTGTTCTATATTTAAATTACATGATATGTATAGAGATGCGTCTACATATATAAATGGATTAAAAATGATAATAAAATATGTAAATAGAAAATCATTATTATTTCTTATAGTTTATTATGATCATTCAATTGAAAATGATAAAGATTTTAATATTTTACTTTCTATGTACAGTGATACTATACAATTTGTAAAATATTATTGTGAATCATTTATTGGAGATAATAGTCTTCATATAGGTGTATTTGGAACGTTTATGAGATTTTTACCATTATTTGATGAAAATTTAAAAAATCATTTAAGATTTATTACAGATATAGATTACAATAAACGAGAAATTAAATTTTATTTAAAATATTGTTTAAAAAAAATTATGAAAACAAATAATAATATAACTTTACAACAAGAAATAGGTTATGAACGGCAATATGCAAATAAATTTTTTAATAAAACAATTAATGGGACAGTTTATGCAGGAATATATATTAAAAATATTCATGCACCCATACAATTATTTGAAAATAGTTTAAAAAAAATAAGAAATAACAATTATGAATTAGTAAAGATGATAAACGAAATAATACGTAAAACAAAAAATAATAGGAATATTAAAAAATTTACCAAAACAAATGCCAAAGCAGATGGTTCGTTCATATATGGTATAGATGAATGGTTCATTAATTGTGAATATTTACCTTATATCTTTAAAAATGAAAAAGTTATAAATATTATTTATAAAGGAGATCCTTTAGATAGGTATCCTATTAATATGTTTTATAAAAATTCAAATTTATCAAAAATTTATAATAAAATGTATGTTAAAAATTTATATGAATTATCAACAAAATTTAGTTTTTGGAAAATAAAAACTATTAAAGATTACGAAAAATTATTAAAAAATATTAAAGTTTTTTATAATTATATTGTTAATAGTAATATTCGACTAACTGATAAAATATGGTTATCTAATTTACAAAAACACATTGGATATAAATTTATATTTTATTATATATTTGATGATCAAAAAACAACAAAAGAATTATATAAATATGTAATGGATAATTTTGAAATTAAAGAATTAACTATTAAATAATATTACTATTAAATATTTTGGATTATATTTTTAATTTATTTGCTTATACATTTATTATTTTATCCTATTTATTTTTGAGATCTTTAATAAAAAAAATTGAAAATTATAAATTATAATAATTATTTCTAAACAAATAAATTAAGAAATGAACAGGTCAAATAATATATCTTTAGATAAACTAAATTATGATTTATTATATATGATTTTTAGTTTATCACATATAGAATCTATTCTGGAATTACTTGAAGTAAATAAGCAATGTAAATCTATTGCATTAAATATATTAAAAACACTAAAAAATATAAATTTTTTAAATAATACATTAACTATGACAAAATTTTATACATTAGCTAAGTTATTTATAAATAATATTAATAAACTTGATCTTTCAAATAATAAAATAAATAGTAACAGATTTGTTGTATTAACAGAAACTTTAAAAACAAATATATCACTATTAGAACTAAACCTTTCTAATAATAATATTGGTAATAATGGAGCTAAAACATTAGCAGAAGCATTAAAAAAAAATACAAATTTAATAATACTTCAGCTTCATACTAATAATATTAATGATAATGGAACCATAGTATTATCAGAAGCTTTAATAATAAATAATTCACTTACAAAACTAGACCTTTCTAAAAATAATATTGGTGATGTTGGTGCTATAGCAATAATGGATGTTTTAAAAAAAAATACAAAATTAAAAGAACTTTATATATTTTTAAATAATATTAGTGATGTTGGAGGCAAAGCATTATTAGGAGCATTAAAACAAAATAGCATATTAAAAACACTTAATCTTTCTGGAAATAAAATTGGTGTTGATGGAATAAAAGAAATTACAGAAGTCTTGGTAACAAATAACACATTAACAGAACTTGGGCTTTCTAAGAATAATATATGCAGTGAAGGAGTCATTGCAATAGTAGATGCCTTCAAACAAAATATAACACTAACAAAACTTTACCTTAATGATATCGGTTATTATAGAGCCATAACAATAGCAATTGTATCATCTTTAATAAAAAATACAACACTGACAGTACTTGACCTTAATAGTAATAACATTGGTTATTCGGAAGCTATAGCAATAACAGAAGGCTTAAAAACAAATACATCACTAACAGAATTTAATCTTAATGACAATAATATTGGTTATCAAGGAGCTATATCAATAGCAGAAGCATTGTATATAAATACAAAATTAAAAGAATTTAATCTTAATAATAATAATATAGGTTATCAAGGAGCTATAGCAATAATGAAAGCCTTGATAAATAATACAACACTTACAACACTGGACCTTTCTAAGAATAAAATTGGTGATAATAAAATAATAACAGAATCATTTATACAAAATACAACACTAACAAAGCTTAGTCTCGCCCTTAATAAAATAGGTGTTGTAGGAGCCAAAGCAATAGCAAAAGCATTTGAAAAAAATACAACATTACGAACACTTGATATTAGTTGGAATCATATAAACAATGACGGAACAAAAGCAATAGCAGAACTTTTAATAAATATAAAACTTGATATACTTAACATATCTATGAATAATATTGGTGTTGAAGGAATAAAATCAATAACGAAAGCTTTAAAAGTAAATACAACGTTAAAAACACTTAATATTGAATTTAATGATATAGGTATTTTAGGTGCAAAAGCAATTGCAGATGCTTTTGAAATAAATACATCACTCGGAACAATTATGCTTGGTTGTTGTAATATAGGTGATGATGGTACAAAAATAATAAAAAAAGCTTTGATAAATAATAAATCATTGACAAGACTTTTTAGTAATGTTAGTATTAACTATAATGAAACAATATTTTTTATAAAACATATGATTGACAACATATAATCTTATAAGTAATTAGTGTAAATGTTACATAAATATTATATTTGTATATTGTTAAATTATTTATTTATTAAAAAAAATAAAAAATTGAAATTTTAATAAATTGTTAATTATAATAAATTATTACATAAACGATGCCAACAAAGACTATACGTCTAGATGAAGTAGCACCAGCACTTCCGGTTCCGTTAGTCGATATTATAAATATTGAATATAATAAAAAAAAATTATACAAATTACCATATTCAAGTAAATTACTTAATATATGTAATGAAATATCTAAACTTTTATATAATAAAGATTTTTCACAAGTTGTAGGAAAATCAGAAAATATTCTTAATAAGACAATTGAATCATATAAAAATATAAAATATATTATTATTATTCCAATTTGTACTGAAAAAATGAATAAATATGCTTTAGAAATACTTGAATATATTAGGAATATGGTAACTCATGCAAACAATCATAAAATTTTAATGAAAATTGAATATTTAGTTTAATAATAATTAAATTAAATTGTCTCATTTTAGTGAAAAATTTTTAATAAACTAATTTTTAAATAAAAATTAGTTTATTTTTATACCACCTATCCCTTTTTTTATATCATGCTATTATGTACCGTCATACTACACAACATAGTACTCAATTCTCAGACTTGGACAGAGACTTGTCGCTTTTAGCTTTTGCTTCAGCTTCAAGCTTATACATCTCGAGCATCACAATAAGTCGGGCATTAGGAATACGCGCCTTTGCTCCAGGTAAAAACCAAGGCAGAACCCAACCAAGAATCAAAAACGTCATATCATCCATAAGAGACATGGTTGTGGTTGTTGGTATATGGATATGATAAAACTTTTTCTATAGAAACAAATAAAGACTAAATTTTTCAATTTTTAATGTTTTCTTGAAAAAAATGTATAATACATG